ACATGGCAATCGAAAGGTAAAGAATGAAATAGGAGAATCATCTTATAAGTTCGGCCTTATTAAAGAAATGTATGCGGAAGTCGTTCCACAAACAGGTGCATTGATTAAACAACAAGCTGATACAATCCTCACGAATGTTACACATAAAATCATTGTGCGATATATTGCTGGCAAAGATATTACCAAAGATATGCAAATTTTTTTCCGAGGGCATCGCTTTGAGATTAAGTACATTTTAAATCCATACTTCGCAAATGAAACATTAGAAATCTTTGTACAGGAGCTAATGCGATGAGTTTAGAAATTGAAGGACTTACGGAATTTCAAAAAGACTTATTGGATGTCGCTCAAAATAAACTTCCAAAAGAAACGTTTAAAATCATGCGTAAACTAGGTAGTAAAGCACGTACAAAAGTGGCTAGGAGCGCTCGTTCGAAAGTCAAAAAGAAAACAGGCAACTATCACAAGGGTTTCAAGCGTGGGAAGGTGTTTAAAGACGGTGAAGGTAAATACGTTGTACGAGTAATTAACTCACAACCACATGCCCATTTAATCGAATATGGACATAAGCAGGTCACAAAAAATGGTCGTAACATTGGATTCGTCCCAGGGAAAAATGTACTCGGTAGTGGTATTGCTGATTTTGATAATTCGGGCATTTTCGAAGAAGAAATACTGAATTGGCTTGATGATCTATTAGAAAGTGGCGATTTATAGTGATTACCATGAAAGATGTAAAAAAAGCGATTAATAGTCGCTTACAAGCAAAGTTTCCAAGCATTGAAATCAATAGTAATGATGTTAAGGAAGGTTTTGCTAGACCTTCTTTTTTTGTTGAATTAGTAGGACGTAGAACAGGTTTAACAGAACATGTGGACCGAGATATTAACATCACAGTGTATTATTTTCCTACGGATGATTATGAGAATGCTATTGAATTATTAGATACGCAGGAGCAACTAGAATCAACCTTCGATTTAAAATTTAAAGTTGCAGATCGGTGGATCAATATTGAAGATACAAGCATCGTCACAACAGACGGTGTTTTAAATATGTCTTTTTCTCTTGAATTTAACGATGCAAGAGATATTACTGAAGACAGCAACTGGTTAGATAAAGAATATACAAAACCTACAGGACCACCACCAGAACATTTTGAAAAATATCCTGTTGAGTTGATGGAAGATTTAAATTTTATTTTGGATAAGGAGTGAAGAATTTGGGATTACCACAAATTAATATTGAATTTTTAGGACGAGCAACGTCAGCAATTGCCCGAAGTGCTAGAGGTATTGTCGCTTTAGTATTAAAAGATGATACACCAAATGCAAAATCGCAAGAGATTAAAAGCATTGATGACTTAAAGCCAGCTGATTGGACAGTGAGAAACCTAGCCTATATTAAACAGGTGCTAAAAGGTACGCCATCAAAAGTAATTATTGAAGTTGTACCAACAGAAACTGTAGATTATTTGGAAGTATTAAATCGCTTGAGTTTTAAAAAATTCAATTATTTAACGATTCCAGATATTACTACACCACAAACATCAGATGTAGTGACATGGATTAAAGAAAAGCGTAAGGCTAAAAAGACTTTCAAAGCTGTATTATCGAATGTTAAAGCTGATTCAGAAGGCATTATTAACTTTACGACAGCAGGTATTAAAGTTGGTGAAGAAACGTACACAAGCGCCGAATATGCGCCGCGTATTGCTGGTATTTTGGCTGGCTTAGACTTTACTCGTTCTTCAACATATTTTGTATTGGACGAAGTAGAGTCGATTGTTGAACACGCAGATCCAGATGGCGCAATTGATGCAGGTGAATTAATTCTAATTAATGATGGCGAAAAAATTAAAATTGGACGTGGTGTGAATAGCCTTGTTACAACTACTACGACTAAAACGGAAGATTTTAAGTCTATTCGTATTATCGAAGTTGTAGACATGATTTCAGATGATGTACGTAGCGTATTTGAGGACGAATATGTTGGGAAGGTCAATAACATCTATGACAATCAAGTGTTGTTTATTACTTCTTTAAATGCGTATTTTAAAGAATTATCAACTGATGAAGTGCTTGATAAAGAAGCAGACAATATTGCAGAAATTAATGTAGATGCACAGCGCTTAGCTTGGGAAAAAATCGGCACTGATACATCAACCTGGGAAGATCAAGCGGTCAAAGAAACTTCTTTCAAGCGCAACGTGTTTTTAAAAGGCAATGTGAAAATTGTCGATTCGATGGAAGATTTGGACTTCAATATCTTTATGTAAAGGAGGAATTTAGATGGCAAAAAAGGTTACAGCCAATAAGCAGATTAATGGCACGTTTGGTGCGCTTTGGGTAAACGGTGAAAAATGGATGGACATCGAAAGTTTTGAAGGTAAAATTTCATTAAATTTCGAGGATGTCAACATGGCCGAAGATTTATCAACACGTAAGAAATATACGGGTTGGGCAGGCGAAGGAACAATTACTGTTAAAAAAGTATTCAGTCGTGGAGCAAAATTAATTGCCAAAGCTGCTAAAACAGGTAAGATGCCTGCAATTAAATTAGTTGGGAAATTAGCAGATCCCGATGCATATGGTTCAGAACGTGTTTCATTTTCAGATGTGACAATCAACGAAGCTACATTGCTTGCTTTCGAACAAAAAACATTAGCAACAGAAGAAATTCCGTTTAATTTCGGGGACTATGATTTCCTTGATACGATTTCAGCCTAAATTAGGAGGGGTACTATGGATAAAAAAGTACGAGAAAAATTAACTTTATTACAATTAATTAAAGAAAAAGAAAAATACGAAGTGAAAAGCGGTGTGAAGGAGGAACTTTACATCGAACGATTGGATGCAACAATTGTTTTTGAAAAGCCAGATCGTGCGCTTGTTTTGGAATCAATTGAATTGTCACAAGACAAAGATACTGATCCGGGTTCAGCTGACGTTCATATTCTTTATAATTCAATCGTTGAACCAAACCTTAAAGATGATGAATTACAAAAAGCATATGCATGCGGAGCGCCAACTGATATTGTGTGGAAAGTGTTCGAACCTGGCGAGGTTTCAACAATCGCTGGAGAAATTATGAAATCGGTTGGTTATGGATCACACATCGAAAAGGTTGAACACGTAAAAAACTAATAAATAGTGATGGGGATTTTTATTTGCTTCATCACTATTTGCAAAGAGGACATTCGTTGAGCTATCTATTAAATGTTAGCCCAACGGAACGTCTTTTTTTATTTGCTTCATTGGAGCAACATTTTGAGGAAGAAAAGGCAAGGCATGAAGCAATGTTTGGAGGTGGTTAAATGGCTAAAAAGCGTGTCATATCAGCAGTTTTAACACTTAAAGATAAAGACTTTTCGAGTGGTGTCGGTAAGGCTGCAAATAAGACCACAGATTTTGAAAGAAAAATGAGGCAATCTTCAAACGCAGTTACGAGTTTTGGTAGGTCAGGCGTTTCCGCATTTAAAAGTGTTGCGTTAGGAGCTACAGCGATCGTTGGAGCTATAGGCATTACAAAAGCATTATCTGGAGCATTTAATATGGTTAAATCATCAGTTGGCTCAGCATTTGACCGTATTGATACAATGGAAGCCTTTAAGTCTACTTTGACAGTGCTAACAGGTTCAGCTGAGAAAACACAAAAAGCATTAGATGCGACACGAGAATCTGTCAAAGGTACAGCATACGGATTAAACGTAGCTGCAAAGTCTGTTCAAGATTTTGTTACGCGTGGTATGAAAGTTGACGATGCAACAAAAACATTAGCTCAATGGGGCGATGCAGTAGCGTTCTACGGTGATGGTAGTAACGAACAGTTGGCAAGTGTAACAGATGCTCTTGCTAAAATGTATTCAAGTGGCAAAGTTGGCATGGATCAAATGAATACATTATTTGATGCAGGGATTGATGGTGTCGGAACTTATGCAAAAGCAGTTGGTCGTGACACAGCAAGCGTTCAAAAAGATTTATCTGGTGGTAAAATTTCAGCATCAGAATTTATTGATGTTGTAGGGACAGCCTTTGAAAAAGGAACAAATGGAGTCGTCAAAATAGCGGGTGCCGCAAAGGGCGCTGGTGCTTCCTGGGGATCTGTATTTAGTAATATGCAAGCGGCAGTAACTCGAGGTACTGAAACAATCATATTAAAAATTGATGAAATGCTCGTTGCGAATGGCTTGCCAGATATGCGATCAATGGTTTCTCAATTTGGTTCTACATTCGAATCTGTGCTGAGTTCTATTGCCGATAAAATACCAGTTGTAACAGGGTATTTAGTAAATATGTACACTGCAGCTCAACCAGGTTTGGACTACATTAAAGACACTGCATTACCAGCAATCAGAGATGGTATTGGTTATGTCGTTGATAAGGCAACTGAAATGTATAACTTTATTGCGACAAACTGGTCGACACTTGGACCTGTTGTTGCAGGAGTAGCGGCTGCGGTAGCAACATTCAAAATCGGTGTAATGGCAATTTCAGCAGCTCAAACAACTTGGACAGTAGTAACTTCTGGATTACAAATTGCTACAGCATTATTAAACGGTACATTAGCTTTGTCACCACTCGGTTGGGTGGCTATTGCGATTGGAGCAGTAATTGCAGCGGGTGTATTACTGTGGCAAAACTGGGATACTGTAAAAGCTTCAGCGAATGCTTTATGGACAAGTTTAAAAACATCATTTTCAAATGCGAAAGCCGCTGTAATCGATTTTGCAGAACCAGTAATCTCATTTTTTGACCGCATGATGGCAAAGTGGAATAGTTTTAAAAATTCTGTATCTAGTTTTAAAATGCCAAAGATTTCACTTCCATCGATGGAAAGTATTAAAGAAAAAATACCTGGGTTTGCAACAGGTACGAATTCAGCGCCAGGGGGAATTGCTCAAGTACACGAAAAAGGTGGCGAAATTATCGATTTACCTCGTGGATCGCGAGTATATCCTCACGATAAATCTGTCGCAATGGCTCGTGCAGAAGGCGCTCAAAGTTCAGGTGGTAATGTATTTACGATTAATATCAATGGTTCAGGCAAATCAACAAATGAAATCGTAAACGAGTTAGTACCAGCGTTACAAAGTCGATTGGCAAACATCTAAGGAGGGATAGCGTGAATATCTATTTGAGTGTGAAAAATCGTAAACAAGTATTGAAGCTACCTATCGTTCCTGAAGAAGTAAAGGTGCAAACTAATCGCAAGAATGAGAAATTCGAAACGATTAATTTTGGCGAAATTTTGTTGCTTGGTGAAGCTGGGTTAAAAGAATTTGAGATGGAAACATTTTTCCCGAAGGATCCTAAACGGTATTCTTTCTCGAGAGAAAAAAAGCGTAAGGGTTGGGATTGTGTAAAATTAATTGAATCATGGATGGATAAGAAATTACCTGTACGGGTTACAGTGACAGGTTCGCCCATCAATCTCTTAATGGCTATTGAAAGCTTTGAATACGGTGTGCAAGACGGTTCAGGGGATATTTACTATACAATATCCTTTTCCGAATTCAAAAAAATATCTTTGAAAAAGAAAAGACGAAAGAAAAAGTAGGTGATGTCATGGCCCATCAATTATGGTTAGTAAAGTCAAATCAACTCATTGATATAACACCTATTGTTGGTGGTATATCATGGCGATCCAATGCAGCAGAACTGTCAATCGAGTTGAATTTTAATGTTGCAATTGGTCCGAATCTACCTAAAAATCCATGTTCTTTAGGTGATATGGTGATATTGAAAAATGGTAGTTTAGAAATAACTCGTGGAATCATCCTAAATCAGAAGAAAAGTGGCAGAGATCCAGTAGAATATAGTGTATTTGAATATGGTTTTTATTTAAATAAATCAGATGCAGTATATCGCTTTAAAAAAGTCGAAGCAGATGATGCCATTCGTAAAATTTTACGTGACTTTAATCTTCCAATAGGTTCAATTCCGAACTTTTCTACGAGTATAAGTAAAATTTATAATAATAAAAAAGTGAGCGACATTATTAAAGACATCTTACGACAAGTTAGGCGATCAACAGGCAAACGCTATATGTTAGAGCAACGTAACGGAAAAATGCACATTGTGTTACGTCAAGGTATGAAAATCAAGGCTACTTTTAAGTTAGATGGCACACAATACAATGCAGCAGATTTTATTGCAGATCCTTCTCGGGATTTAGATGTAACTGACATGATAAACGCAGTCCAAGTTGTGAACAATGATAAGTTAGTATTAACCAAAATTGACAAAAAAATGATTCGTCGTTTTGGTAAATTTCAAAAAACAATTTCTGTCGATAAAAAGAAAATAAAAGAAGCTTCGAAAAATGCACAAAGTGAGCTAAATCAACTTTCTAAAATCACAGAAAGCGGTAAGGTTGTATTGATGGGCGACGATCGTGTAAAAGCTGGTCGAGTGCTTGAAATTAATGAGAAATATACTGGTTTAAAAAATGACTATACGATTAAAGATGTTACGCACAATGTATCGAATGGTATTCATAAGATGACAGTAAATATGGAGAGGTGATGTAGATGAAAGAAGATGGTCTAACAACATTAGCGAAGATGTTTAAAGCGAGAGAGAATCAATCTACTACATCTATCGGCATAGGTACTGTTATGGATGAGAGTCCTTTGACTGTGGCATTTGGGAATATTAGTGATTTAGATAAAGATGACTTAGTATTCGCTAAAGGCTTTGAAAATACTTTGAAAAGTGGAGAAGAGCTAATTATTATGCCATCCAGTGACGAGCAAACTTACTTCGTACTTGCAAAGGCGGTGACGTTATAATGTTGCCTGAAATAGCCGATTTAGAATTTGAAAATGATGAATTAGCAGAGGAGGACGTACCGACTATTGGTAAGTCTTTTTTGTTTGACTTTAAAAAGGGCGAGTTTGTAATGAAAGACGGAAAGCTAGTTGTACTGGAAGGCATTGATGCTTTAAAAATGTGGATCGTGAAAGTAATTCGTACTGAAAAGTTTCGCTTTCGCATTTATGAAAGTGAAGATGATGAGCAATATGGCGTTCTATTAGAAGATTTAATCGGATCTAGCTTTGATCGCGAATTTATTGAAGCAGAAATTGAGCGTGAAGTGACAGAAGCATTGTTGCTACATGAATATATTATTTCCGTTGATGAATGGCAATTTGAACGCAATAGCAAGAAGATGGCGATTATATTTGCAGTAACAACATATGACGAATCACTAGATATGGAGGTGGAATTAGATGGCTGAAACAGAATTAGAAATTCATAATCGTATGCTAACGAAAATTAGTGATGAATATGATAAAACGGATGGTTCTTTTATTTATGATGCTACACGTCCACCTTCTATTGAATTAGCAGAGTTACAAGAAAAAATCGAAAAAGTCGAAAGTAAACTAGACATCATGAACTTAGAAAACGATGAATTAGCACGTTTTGTCTATGCTCGTACAGGTATTACTCGGAAAACTGCAACTTATTCAACGAGTATTTTGAAAATCGTAGGAAATGCAGGAACGGAAATAAATCAAGGAGATTTAATTTCAACACCAAGTGGAATACTATACGAATTTATTGAGAGTGCAACTATTGATAGCACAGGTATTATTAGCGTCAACGTTATTTGCCAATCAGCTGGAGCAGTGGGGAATACGCCAGCTAACACAATTACGATTCTTCCAGTATCAATTGATGGAGTGATAAGTGTTACGAATGATTATGCTGTTACAAATGGTTATGATGCTGAAACAGATGATAATTTGAGAATACGGTATTTCGATAAGCTTCAACGACCAGGGAAAGCAGGTAACAAGTATCACTTTGAAGAGTGGGCTAAGTCAGTAGTTGGTGTTGGTGATGCACGTTGTGTACCACGCTATAACGGACCTTTATCAGTAAAGGTAATCATTATTGATAGTAACGGAATGCCAGGAAATTCGGAATTAGTTACAACTACTCGTAAATTGATTGAGTCTGAAATGTCATTCGGTGTGGAAGATTTATCAGTCATTGGGGCAGTTGCAGTCCCGATCAATTTATCAGTGACATTACGAATTTTGAGTAGCGCTGATGAAGTAATCGTTACTTCAAGGATTAAAGCAAATATTAAAGAATATTTGAAAGAACTTGCTTTCCAATCAGATCGAGTAAGTTATGCAAAAATTGGCGCGTTGATTATCGAAACAAATGGTGTAGCCGATTATGAAAATTTACTCGTTAATGGAGCTACTGCAAATGTAGAAATATTAGATGATCAAGTAGCTATCGTAGGAGGTGTAAATGAATGAATCATATGACCGATTATTTAAAAAATAAAGTGCTATTAGACAATCTATCAAACGTCTACGTCGGATTGTTTAATGATAAAGGCGAAGTTGCAACAGTAAGTTATAAACGATTACCTGTTAGTTTCATGCCTGCTGTAGAGGGACAAACGAGCAATATAGCAGATTTATTATTTCCAATAGCTACTGAAGCATGGGGAACTATTTTATCTGTTGGTATTTTCGATAAATTAACTAGTGGCAATCTTTTATTCAAAGCCCCAGCCGAATTCATTAAAACAATTGAAGTGTCTAGCCAATACAAGATCCCTAAAAACTATTTGATAGTCCGTTTAAAGTAGGTGAATAAATGAGTGTATTACCGAATCAATTGTGGCAGGAAGCAAGCGTTTATACATGGGCCCACCTTAATAACAATCAATGGTTAGATTTCCGATTAGCTTTAGCAGATGTTGAAACTGAGTTAAAAGCACACAGTGTTTTGATAGTTACTAGCAAAGCAAATTTCTCGATGGAATCTTTATTGAAAACGCAAGGTGTTGTAATCGAGCATTCAAAATTTGATGTCCATACGACAACTGAAATGATTTCAAGCGTAGTTGTAAGTAATCGAGATTACTTAAGTGAAATGACGAAGTATCTTCCCCTGTATGAACGTAAATCAAATATATTTAAAATAATTTTATTATCTTCGGATCGTGAGTTTCGATTGATTGAACAACAGAAAAATGTTGCAGAAAGAAATATGTTTATTGATACAGCTATTGAAGATTTAGCGTTGTACGAACGCGATCTAGCAATCAAAACACAACAAGATTTAAAATATGATCAACGAAGAGAACAGATTACAGCTCGTACACGTGCAGCGTTTGATCAAACAACATTACAAACAATAAAGAATGTTGCAAGTGCTTTTTCAAATAGTGAAGTGGATATTCATAAAACTTCAGTACCTGGTGTGTACGAATGTGAATTTATCGGCACGATTGGTATTCCGAATAATATGGAAGGCTTGCAAGAAGCAATAGATTTAATACTGCCTGCTCACTTAGAGATGATATATAAATATAAATTTCAAACGTGGTCTAATTGGACTGAAAAACAATGGTCGGCAGTAACAACATTGGCGTGGGAAGACCTACGAACGAAAGGCGAGGTGTAAAGAATGCAATTTACAAAGAACTTAAATTTAAAAAAGCCAGATCAATCAGATTATGTAAATATTGCAGATATAAATGAAAACATGGACGTACTGGATGAATCCGTTCAAAAGAAATACGAAAAGCCGACTACAGGTATTTCAAAAACTGATTTATCCCAACCTGTAAAAGATTCATTAGACAAAGCTGATAACGCAGCAACACAAACAAAGCTTGATCAAACAAATGAAGCATTGGCAACCCATCAGGTAGATAACGTATCACACGACACCTATGTATCTTGTGCGACAACAAGCACAACAACCGAAAAAGTTGTAACAGCGAATGGATTTACATTGGTCGAGGGCGCACGTATTACAGTTAAGTTTGCTAATGCTAATACAGCAACAACACCAACCTTGAAAATTAATACAGAAGTCGCAAAACCACTCGTCAAAGCTGATGGCACAGCGTTTAAAAATATTAAGGCTGGTATTTACTCTTTTGTGTATAGTGGCACGTCTTTTATAGTACAGGGTGAAGGAGGGGAGTATGGAAATGTAACAGCAAATGATGTCCGCAGTACGAAAACTTTTGGAACGGAAAATGGCGTTGTGCAAGGTACGCTTAACTTATCGCAACTAATTTCAAGTAATATCAAAAAAGGTGTGACTATTGATGGGGTAGATGGCGGTTTAGATATCGCAAGTTTAGGAGGATACATGATGTCTACCGGAACAATCAATGCAACCTCTGGAGTTATCACAACAACATTTATGCCCAAGTTAATACTTGCGACAGCGCCGATAGATCCTTCTGTAGGTTTTTCGAAGTATGGACCAAAAGTCAATCAAGTTATTTACTCTGATTCTTTATTTAAATCTAACATAGAGCCATCATCGACTGGAAGCTGTTCTTCTAAGTCTTTAAACTCGGCGATGGAAATTAATTCTATAGGGCAAAAACCATACTATTCTTCAGTGGATAAAACAGCAACTTTTAACATTATCATGGTAGATTCAATCGCTCCGATAACTTGGGTAGCTTTCGGATAAAAAGGAGGTAACACAATGAAAACAATAATTTTATATGACACGGAAGGTTATGTTTTTTCAACACAAACAGGTATGTATAAAAGACCAAAGGGAATTCCGTTTCTTGAGGTAGAAATACCTCAAGGTAAACAAATCAAATATACCGACGGCATCGGTGTAGACGTAGCAAAAACACCGCATGCGGTCATCTTAGAAGATATTCCGCCAACTGAAATCGACGTATTAAAATCAGAAAATGAAGCTTTAAAAGGATCGCAGGAAAGTCAAGATGAATTAATCATGTCATTAATGTTAGGAGGGGCTTAATATGGCAAAGTCACAAGCAGTTTATGACCTATTTGATCGCAATTGGTATAATCGTCGAGCAACGGAAGTAGAACTTAGTAAAGCTGTTACATTAAAGTTATTAGATACTACTGATAAAATTGAAATAATGGAAAAACCGCAGATTCCTTCAACGCAGTCAATCGACTAGCGTTATTTTTATATCAAAACCAAACGGTGGTGGATCATGGACGTTGCAACAATTGAAAAGTTAGTAGGTAGCCAATTTGTGTGGGCTATCTTATTTGTCGTTCTAGGAATCGCAGTGCTGGGTTACTTGAAAAACGAAAACATCAAGAGAGAGAAAATGTTAGAAGATGCACAGAAAGAACAAAAAGCAGATGCAGAAAATCGTTTTAATGAATTGAAGTCTGAATCTAGTGATCGGGAAGATAGGCTAATGGCAAACCAAGAAAAGTTTGTTGATTCACTTAGTCAAATTTCTAAGTCTGTCGAGGGACTTAACCAGGCATTTAATGGTCTACAGAACGACCATTCATCACTTGCGCGAGAAGTAAGTCATTTAAGAAATCAAATACGAAATTAGGAGTGTTAAAATGTTAAATGTATTATTATTAGCAACAATTTTATTGCCGATCGTCACATCAATCGTGGAACTTGCAAAGCGAACTGTGAATATTAAAAAGAACTTAATTCCATTGATCGCAGTTGTTTTATCAATTCTAATTGCCACTGTAGCATATCCATTCACAGATTTGAACCTAGTTATGCGATTATGGGCAGGTTTATTCGCTGGTTTAGCTTCAACAGGTTTATTCGAAATCACAAAATATCGCGAAGGCTTCACAAAGGGGGATAACTAATCATGGGAAAAATTTTAGATATTAGTAAATGGCAACCAACTGTGAACTACAAGGAATTGGCTAAGGAATGTGACTTAGCCATTCTAAGAGTGCAAGATGGCTCAAATGTAATCGATAAAATTTATACAGAGCATGCTAAGGGATGTGAGAAGAATGATATTCCGTATGGTGTATATGCTTTTTGTCGTTTTACTAGCGTTGAAGATGCAAGAGTAGAAGCTCGTGATTTCTACAAACGTTCACGAGTTGACGGTCACAAACCACTATTTTATGTGGCAGATGTCGAAGTGAAATGTATGACAAATATGAGAGCAGGCACAAAAGCATTTATCAAGGAATTACGCGATCTAGGAGCAAATAAAGTCGGCATTTATATCGCACATCATTTGCATGATAGTTTCAATTTAGACTATGGTGAT